GGCCCTGGAGGATACGGTGTACCTGGTCATGGTGCTGGAACGTCTGGAGTTCACCATGACCGCGTTCATCCGGGCGATCGGGAGGACGCACGCCAGCCCCAAAAAGGTGAGCGGACTCCTCCGGGGCATCATCGATAGCCTGGAGCGGCACGGCCTGATTTTTGGGGACCTCAGTCCCGACAACATCATGTTTCGCGTGGTGGGCGACACGACCTACGAACTGGCGCTCATAGACCCCCAATTTTTGGTGCCTTGCGCGGATTTCCGGAAAACCGTGGGAGACGCCAAGGCCCAGGCCTTTGACACCACCTACCTCGCGCTCAAGGTCCACGCCATCGGGCTGATGGATCCAGCGGTCGCGAAATTCACAGACGCCGTATGCGCCGGCCTCCTGGGGCGCGTCCCCCTCGAAAAACATACGCGGCACTGGCTGGCGCACGAAGCCCCCGCCGGGCTCTTCCTGGCGTACGACGTTCTCTGGAAAATTCATAAAAACAAACGCCTCAAAACTCAATCAACGTAAAAGACAGGTAGATCAGCAGCACGTGCGTCAGCCGCATCGCCAGAGATTCCACGGTGTGATCGGGCCCGGAAAACTCGTGAGGAGTTTCCTGGACTATCGCAGCAAACATGTAGGCGGGCCAGCGTTTCTTGCGGGCGAGTCGGTGCACCGCCCGGGCGCGCAAGGCCATCCTCTGGGGACTCGCCAGAAAGAGAGGTTTTATGGGGTTTGACAATTTCATTCTACTGTATCCATAACATTTAAATACCCACGTCATCACGCAGGCCGGGACGAACCTCGTTCAACAGCAACCCCATGATATTTTTGATGATAAACACGGTCTCCCTGCGGTCTGCCAGAGTCCTGGTCATTCTGCAGTCGGGCATGACCGTGAACAGGTCCAGAGAAAACCAGACGGTCTTGAAATCGCCGTCGAATGCGTAATATTTCCGGACGATGGGCGTGGGCTCGCCATTGAAAATAGCGGCGTTGGCGGCCGCGCGGATGATGGTGGTCGCTTCCCGCTTGATGCCGCATGGTAAAGTCATGGCGTTGATCGCCCGGAGCGTCCCAGCAAATGCGTCACGAAGGGTCTGGAGTTTCCTGAAATCTGCGGGTGTGGCGAGGTCGGCGAGATCCATTGACGTACCCGCAGATTTTTTATCTTACGAAAGAGTAATGTACACATTCAGACTGTTTTCCCAGGGCATCGTAGCGCTCTACGTCTTCCTGTCGTCCGCCGCAGCGTTCGGGTACATCCACATGCGGCCCAACGATGTGCTCACCGTCTGCGCCCTCGTGGCCACCATCTGGCTGGTGACCAACCGGACCACCTGGCTGCCGTTTTTGGGGCCCACCGTCATGCCCGCCGGCGTCCTTGACGTCAAGACCCCCAAAGACGCCGACATGACCATCGCCCTCAAGGCCCCCGCCGACGCCACCAAGTGCGTGTTCTGGGGATCCGTGATCGAGTCGGACGATCCCTACGAAGCCTACGGCGGGTACACCAACGCCGGGGTGGCAGACGTCCGCGCCGACGGGATCGCGGTGGTCTCGCTCAGGACCCCCAAGAAATACTCCATCTTCGGCGGCAAACGGCTGCAGCCGCACGTGCACTACCGGTGGGTCGGGCCCAGGGGCATGCTCAGTCCCGTGAAGACCGCCACGCTCTCAAAATAAATCTGACGATATGTCATGATGCCGTCGGGACACAAAAAAGCGCTCGCCGCCAGGGAACTCCTGATCCGCATGGGGTCGCCGCCGCAGCCCCGGCCAAAGCCGCCGCCCGTCAAAAGCTCCGTCCTCAAGGCGTACCAACAAGGGGCCAACAGATCGGGCAGGTTTCATTATTGAGTCATTTTTTTAGCTCGTTGTATTTTGAGAACCCCGACCACTTGAGATATTGTGCACCCAACCATCTTCGCAATTTCTTTCATCGATACACCGGTTTCCCGAAGATCGCCTATACGGCGTTTCTGATCTTCGGAAAGCTTCGGCGGCCGTTCACTGAATTTCTTGGGCTGACGGTTCATTGCCGGGCGCGCCGAATAGCTCGAGTGCCAGGCATTCCGGATTTTCTGCGTGAGTGATTCTGATTGCGATTTGTAGACGAAACTTTCAAAAGACGTCGATGTGACAGTGTATTTTGAAAGTAATGTAACGTTTTAATAATAGAATTCATGAAACGTCTTCCGTTTAAAAAATGAAAACGTCTTCCGTTTAGTTACTATATGCCAACCCTCCCTGGATTAGCATCCGAACGCTTTCACGTTCGGCCGGACTAAACCTTAAGCCTTCATTGGAAGCGACGAACTTCCTCGGACCCATCGCCTGGTAGTCTCTGAGGGGTCACCGTATGCTTGTCAGTAGCGCACGTAGGTGAGTCCCTGCGGATTGTCCAATCCATATCGTTTTTACGGTCAGCGAGGTCATTACCCTGCCTTGACACTCTTGATTTCTCAAGAGGCTTCGTAGATATGGCTCTAAGGAGTTTCCCGCAATCGACGATGTTGCCAGTTTAAAACTGACTAGCGAGTTATATACGGTTGAAAATCGCCGAGATTTACACTGTTTGCCTGCGATGGTATTGGCTCGGAACCATCGCAGCAGCTCGCTGTTGGGCACAGGAGGTCATCACGGACAAAAAGTCCGCGAAAAAATAGTTAATGCCCGACATAATTCTTAATACGTTGTAATTGACCGCAAACACGCGGAGTGCGGAGAGAGAGGTAGCACCGGCGGTGGTGATGTTCTGGGGGTCGGTGACGTTGGCAATGTTCGCGGGGACGGTGGAGTTAGCGACGGCGGAGGCCGCCTTGAAGGTGAGCGCGAGGACGGCAGAATCGATTCTGCTCAAGTTCAGACTGCCGGAAGGCGCGTGCTGGGTAGGGGACAAAGCGAACGACATGAAATAAATTCCGGCATCCGGATTGGCCTTGTTGGCCTGGTAAGGGATGACCTTGTTGTACACGGCACCCACGCGGACGTCGGCGCGGTCGTGTCCGTTGAGCATGAGCTTCGCGTTCTGGAGGGGTGCGAGGGCCTCCTGGGTGGCGCCGGCGAATCCTCCGGTAAACTTACCGTGAACGGTAGAGTCGGCAATGACCCACGCGAGAAGCTTGGTGGGATGGTTGAAGGACAGACGGATCTGCTGGGCCTTGCTGGAGGACGCGACGGTGACGTTCTCGTCTCCCGTGAACTGCACCTGCTCTATAAGGTACTCGTGGGGCTGCGCGGCGAACTTTTTACGTTCTTCCTGGTCGAGGTAGACGTAATCGCACCACAGGGTGGCGTCCAGGGTGGAAGAGACGGCGGTGGCGCCGGCGTTATCCAGGATGCTGGTGTTGTTGTCGAACTCGAACGTCACACGGAGTTCGTGGTACTGCACATATAATACCCCCGCTTTCGCGGTATTTGTAGGGAGTAGATCATACCTTAAGCCGTCATTGGGTTGTGCTAAAACCCTCGGACCCACTACCGTCTGATCGTTGAACCTTTTCCATTCGTCTTGCGTAGCGACGGGAAGGAACTTGGCTGCGGATTACCGATTTCACATTCGAAGACGAATGTTTCATCCGGGGAGATTTTTACCGTACCTCAGATTTTTGCTCTGAGCCAGGAGACGCTTTCGCGTATCCTTTGGTACTCCGCGGTTTTACGGGTTTCCCGCAATTTGGAAGTGTTGCCGGTTCCATGAGGTGCTGGTCGCAAATCTTTAGAAAAGACTTGAGACCAGCACCCCTGGGGATCGACTAGCATCTGGCATAATACAAGGAGCCCAAGTGGTTTTCCCCGGTTCAGAGCCTTGTGAACCGAGCACGATGCTTTTGCGCGCTGCAGTATGTAACTGTGTTAACGCGATGAGGGGAAGGTAGTTTCCGGGAGAGCGGCAGAACCAGAAGAGAACGGGAACGAAGAAACGCTTGGTGGTGCCGTTGGCCTCGCCGTCAACAAAGTCGACCATGTTGCGGTAAGCGGCACGGTCGGTGGAAGAGTTGCGGTAAAGGTTGTCGTAGACGCGGTACCAGGTGGCGGTCAACTTATCGAGCTGCTGGCCTCCGAGCTCCACGGTGATGGACTTGCAGAGCTGCTCGGCGGGGTAAAAGGTGGTGCCGGCGGAAGCCTTGATCATGACGGCCTCGAGCCACATGTCACCGAGAAGGTCCCCGTTTCTGCTGATCACGGCTGTGACCTTGGAATTATAACGGACGGTGCCGGAGAACGTCTGGGCGATGCTCTCGATGGCAAAGTTAGTATGACGTTTAAAAACGACCTTGAAGTACGTGATCTGGGGACTGCCGGTCAGGTAGACGTCCTGTGCTCCGAATGCAACCGTTGTATACCCCCGTTTTCACGGTATTTTTGTTATGAGGGATTAGACTGTACCTTGAGAGTCTTGTAAACAAAACCCCGGCTCCCATGCAGTCGTTGAACACCATGCCGTAGTCGGGACCTTAGGCCATGGCGCTGCTGATTGCCCATTGTACATCTCTGTGAGTGTCACGGTCTCGTGGTTATACTCCACGCCCCCGGAGTCTTTCGACCTCCCGGGTTCGTCCACAGAGCTTTAGGGTGTTCCAGCATCGGGAAGCCTTGCAATTTTTTTTTCATAAAATAAAAATTACTAGCCGCTGACCAGCGGGGGACCATGACGTCATCCCCGCTCTCGAAAGGTCAAAGTGGTTTTTCCTGTGATACGGTTTCGAGGGTATGCACAGCACGCGACTTTTCTGCTCGTTGCTATTCAAGCTGTAGTAATCCTCCACCCATGGTACTCTCTAGATGAGAAAATAATTCTGGGTGTTTTCAGACGAGTTGGTTACATTCGGGTTTTATACATCGAAAATCAACGAGATATTTCTTCGAAGACCGCACCGGCCTCGGGAGGCGGGGGCAGGATCTCTTCGGGCAGGAGGTGCTTGTCGAGGCCCTCCTTCTTGACGGCTTCGGCGCGGTCTTGGAAGACTTCCTTGGCCTTGAGCTGGGACTCGCGGTACCCCTTCATCAGGTCCTGGAGGTACTTTTCTTGGTACTGCACGTCCTCGATGTCGCCGACGGCCGGGGGGATGGGCACCCACTTGCCGACCTCCAGCATGAAGATGTCGCACGATCCGTCAAAGGCCTGCAGTTTCTTGACGTGGGAGGCGGCCTCTTCCTGGGTGGCAAAGCATCCCCGGATCTTCATGCCGAGGGTCTCGTTCTTCTGGCGCTGCTCGGGGCCCACGAAACTCACCAGCGCAAACCGTTGGCCGTTGGGCACGATGGTGTCCTCATCCAGGTAATCGACGTTGGTGTCCATGGTGGTCTGCATCTTGATTGGTTAAACATCAGTGTCTTTAAGCTCTTTTGTTCAAGGTAACGGTCTTAAAGACGCCGGCTGCTCTTCACAAACAAAAACAATGAAGTCCATCGTGTTTGCCATCGTGTTTTTCGCGGCTCTTCTTTCCGGGGCCAGGGCGGTGTGCTGCTCCCGGAAAGGAGATTTCGGGTGCTGCGGCAACGGGCCCTGCAACATCTTTTGCTGCAACTGCGACGGCGGGTGCAACGAGCAGTGCGAAAACACCCACTGCGATACCGGGGAATGGTTCGAGTGCGCCGGCGTGGTGACGGCCTGCGCGACGGCCTGCGTGGTGACCGAGGGCGAGGCGTGCGCCGAGTGCATGGGGTCTCTGTACGATACGTGCAAAAAATGTTACAGTTCTTCTGATACCATGAAAACCCAAACGTGCGCAGTGTAATATTTATCATTTCTTTTTTTTCTTGACACTCGGTCTTGTTTTGCTCAGTAAATCCATCAAAGTACGTTTCACGGGGGTCACCGGCGGCCACAGAGCGTTCACGATATCCTCCGGAATAGACCAGGCGTCCGAGGTGTAGTCCGTGCACGTCACCCCGCCCTCCCGGACCACATCCTTGCGGCAATAACATCTCTGGTAGGCGTACCCCTTGCGCAATATCACAAAGTAGACGGTGTTCTTGGTGTGCTCCTGGTAGCCCTTGTTCCCGCATTTCCTGGAATCGCTCCGGAGGACCGTGCAGAAATCACCAAACCGGTGCATCGCCGTGAACTTTTGGTCCCTGTAGGCCTCCGGCAGCAGGGCGTGGATCTTATCGAGCGTCGAGACGTGGCTGTGCAAACTCTCGTGGGTCACCGTGCCTTCGGATACCGGCTTGTCGTCGGCGTTCGGTTCGGAGGTCACCACGCACGTCTTGGTCAGGGCCGCCTCCGGAGCGCGTATGGACGTCCACCGGATCCATTCCCGGATCTCCGCCGCGGTTTTGGAAGGCTCAGCCTCGTCAAACGTTCCGTCCTGCGAGCACACCGCCCGGGGATAGTAGACCCCCGAGACCGCGACCTTGGAAGACCAGGGCATCCGGAGACCGCTGCCGGAGTAGACCGAAGCATCCACGATCTCCTTCCAATCCACCTCGGGGCACGCGTCCACCAGCTTGGCGACCAGGTGGTTTCGGAAGGCGTTGGCGGTCGTGGTGTTGACAAAGACCCTGTCCCAGGTCATGTGGACGCCCACCTTGTCGGACGAGTCCACGTCTTTCCGAAGGATCACGGCTCGGGAATCAGCGTCGAAATAGTAGCCCGCCACGCCGCACGCCGACTTGATCGCTGCGACCAAAATGTCTTTGCTGGGCACCGGCTTGAAATCAAAATCCACGAACAAACGGAAGATGGGCGTCCGGGTCTCCACCACAAACATCTTTTCGTTGCGCGCCACGGCGTTGGCATATTCGTTTAAAAACAGGGCGTGTTGCTCGTCGGGGACAAACAGCTTGCCTCCGTCGAGCAACAAGTGCGTAAACTTCTTCGGGTCTTTGGAAGCCCATTTCTTCTTCAGAGAAGCCATTTTTTTTTGTTGGTGTCGATTTCTTTAGGTTAATTTACAGACACCTTGGTGCCCACTTCCAGGTACGTTTCCCTTGCGGCATGCGAGGCGGCGGTGATGTCGGGCGCCCAGATCCTGGCTCTTGCGGGGTTGGGGATGAGGACGACGGTGGTGCTGCCGCCGAATTCAAAGGATCCCAGCATGTCGCCCGCGCGCAGTCTGTCGCCCACTTTGGAGGTGATGGTGACCGCGCCGACGCCCGCGGCTCCGACGGGCACGAAAAAGCACCGCCCGAACACATCGGACTCTATTTCCACCACCACCCTGTTGTTCTCGGTGAAGACGTCGCGCTTGGTGACCACGGCGGGGTCCACGGAGAGATAGCCCCCGTGGATGTGTTTGACGGACGCGATGATGCCGGCGACGGGGGAATGGAACCTGTGGTAGTCGGCCGGCCGCAGCCTGAAAATACCCACGGCATACTCGTCGAACGATGCCGGCTGACGCAGCAATCGCGGGGCCGACCACAGCTGGCCCTTGACCCAGATGCGCGACTCTGTCCATGAGTTGAAGAGGATGGCCTTGCACGTGGCAGGGCTCACGATTGCCCCGTTCTCGATCCTGATGCCCCGCATTTTCCTGGTGAAAAAATCGTTGAGACTGCCGTACTTGACCGCGCAGCTGCCGGGGGTGTTTTGCATGGAACATTTCTCGGCGCGCGTATAATCGATGCCGTACTGCCGGATAAAGTTTTCCACCATGCGTGGGTTTCTTCGGATGGCGATCCGGCGTGCCAATTTCGTCAGAATTGCTGGACTCGCGCCTGGGATACCGTGGCGCTGTCCCCAAAGGCTGATTCTGACGGCAAGGGCTTTGTATTCGTTTTGGGTGTTGCTCATTTATTCATGAGTAGATTTATTTAGGGTTCAACGGCTGCTGCCGAGGGACATGACCATGGAAGAGGGGGCGATTTCGCGCTCCAGGCTGGAAGTGCGACGGCCTCTGAGGCTGGAATCGGTATAGGTGTGCTGGCCTCCGCCGTAGTGACCGCCGCCGCCGCGCATGAGGGAGGTGGTAGACGCAGGGCTCATGGTGGTGTACATAGGGCTCATGCTAGGGGTCATGCTCATGCTGGAGTGGCCGTAGTGACCGCCGCCGCGATGGTGACGAGATGCGCGCTTGAGGGAAGTCATGCCCTTGCGACCCATGATGATGGCCTCGAGATCAGAGGTGTCGGCGCGCTTGATGGCCTCGAGATCTGTAGAGGTCAGTCCAAGAGAACTGAGGTGTTTGGCGGTTTTCTTTGAAATAGCCTTGGAGATGGTACGCTTGAGGACGCGGTGAGCGCCGCTGTGGGTGCTGGGATCGTGGCGAGAAGACATGGAGAGATACCTGTAACGGAGAAAAAAACTTAAAGGCCGTGGTGTTCTTGGGATTCCATGATGTTGCAAAAACCACAGAGCGTTATTTTATACGCCTCGCAGATCGCAGCATGCATAGGGAGCAACAGACACAAGAAACCGGCGGAGGCGATGGAGGCCATGTGGGAACGCGTGGCGCCGGACAGCTACAAGAACGCCCTCGTCCGGACCGGGTGCACCACGGAAACGGACCGCGTGCACGAGCTGACGGAAAGCGTACTCGTTTTGCAAAATATTATCGACGAATCCAACATCGAATGCGATCATTCACAGGACGTAGCAGTGCGGTACGACGCTGCCTCGCGGGCTATTTCAAAGCTGGAGGATATCGATACGGATGATAAAAAAGTCATCGACGCCGTGGTCAAGCGGAATCTGTACACCAACTACGGCACCGCCTCGGAGCACCGCGCGCTGGTCAAGGTCCGGGAGACCCTGGGCATCAACGCGCGCCCGGACGATACGTTTTACAAGACCCAGGTGGGCGACGTCGACGGCGTGGCGCTCTGGGTCGGAGGCAAGATCGACGCCATCACCGAGGACCGGAGCCTGGTCATCGAAATCAAAAACCGGATCCGCAGACTCTTCTACAAAGTACCCTTTTACGAAATCGTCCAGCTCCAGACCTACCTGCATCTCCTGGATATTTCCCGGGGCGCCATCGTGGAGTGCCTGACCACTGCCGGGGATTCGTTGATCAACATCGTCCCGGTAAGACGTGATAAGGAGCTCTGGAACGAGACCATCGTGCCCAAGATGAAGGCCTTTGTCCACGTGTTTCTCGACCTCCTGCAAGACAACACCTTCCAAGACGCCTACCTAACCTCCCCCAAAAAGGCGTTTATGATCCAGTCGCGCATCAATCATCACACGTGAGGCGTTACTTTTTCACGGTGCCATACGGGTCCGTCCATCCTCGCTCGAAACCCATCAGCCACTCGACAAACTCCGGGTTGGGGTTGCCGAGGCGCAGATGGTTTGGCGTATCGGCCGCAAACCGGATCTGCGTGGGAAGGTCACGTTGGCACCGGATGTTCAAGACCCGGGCAGGAGCCGTGTTGCATCGACGGGGTGTCGCCCATGTCGTGATGGTCACCGGCGCGGGATGAGATTCTAGGGTGTTGAGAGGATTTTTGGGACCCGTGTACACAAACGTCTTGGGATCCAGCACGATTTTTCTGGAATCAGGGAGCGTGAGCAATCCCACGGGCGCCGGGAGTTCCTGGATCTCGTTCTTTCCAGTCGCCATTCCCACGGCCGGGGGAGGGTCTTTGCATAGCACGACGCGTTTGGGGTCGGGGCGCTGAAACGGCCAGCTCTTGGCCGCAAACACCTTGGGGGCCTTCCAGCAGCTGCCGGTCCACAGGTAGAGAAACGCCCACCGCACCACGTCGGGAATCACGCTGTTGCCCATCAGCGAGTGTCGTTCGTTGGTCATGGTCTTGTCCAGAACCGCGCGCGGGCAGGGTTCCTTTCTCCAATTGTACGGTTTGAACGGTTTGGTGAGGTGCAGGGTCTTGCCGGGGAAGTCTTTGAGCGTCGCCAAACAAAACCACCGGGGACGGTGCTGTGGTGCGCCGACGTGAAACCCCTTGAGCGATACCCAGCTCACGTCGTACCCCCGGATCCTCAGGGTCTCCGCCACGTACCGAAGCCCGTCTTTCCGGATGGCCGCCACATTTTCCAAAAACACCACGGTCGGCTGGATCTCGGTCACCAGCCTCAATACATCCCGGTACAGCCCCGACCCCGGGTTGTCGAAATTGCTGCGGTCGCCGAAACTGGAAAAGCCCGTGCACGGAAACCCTGCCGCGATGACCTGGATCTTTCCACGGAAGGATTTGCCAGGGAATTTGGAGACGTCGGTGTGTATGGGCGCCAAAGGGAGGTCTCCGCATCGCATGCGTTGCCTCAAGACCGCGATGGCTAATGGGTCAATTTCGCAGTAGGCAGCCGGCTCGATGTCCAGTCCCCGGAAGGCGTGCGCAATGCCACCGACACCTGTGAACAAATCGAGCGACTTCATTCTCTGGGGAGCGATTATTTCGAGGAGAATTTACCGCGGCCATTAATAAATATCTCATCACTGAATAATGAAGAAATGCGAGGAAGGGTGGATGGTCAACCCCGAAACCAAGAGATGCATCAAAATCCGTGGGCCCACGTGGTATAAACTGGGGTACGGGCATCAAAACAAGCTGAGCAATCTACAAAATAAGCTGAGCAAAGAAGCCGAGAAAGCCGCCAGAGTCAAGCAAGAACTCAACAAACTGCAAAAGAATCAAAAGAATCAAGGGTCGGTCGTCTCCAATAGCATCAAAGAACAGCAGCTCACACGAAACATCCAGAATTTAAAAAACGAACTGAACAAAACACTGGAGGCGGCACGCTTGACTTCCGTGGAGAAAGCGGTCCTCCAAAACAAGGTGCGCGAACTTACAGACGCTGCGAAAGCACACACCATCTCAAGGAATAACGTCGAGGCCGCAAGAGCCGGGATGAGGAACGCCGAGGCGCAGAGAAACGCCTATATTCAAGCATCGAGGGCGCAGAAAATTGCAGTGATGGAGAATGCCGCGGCAAAGATAAACGCGTTGATCAAGAACGCCGAGGCGGAGTGGAACGCGAAGATTAAGGACGCTGAGGAGGAGAGAAACGCGGCCATCAGGAATGCTGCAGAGTCAAGAGCCGAGAAAAACGCGGCCATCAGGAATGCCGAGGCGGAGTGGAACGCGAAGATTAAGGACGCTGAGGAGGAGAGAAACGCGGCCATCAGGAATGCTGCAGAGTCAAGAGCCGAGAAAAACGCGGCACTCGCGAATGCAGAGGCGTCAAGAGCCGAGAAAAACGCGGCCATCAGGAATGCCGAGGCGGAGTGGAACGCGAAAATAAAGGACGCCAAGGCGCAAAGAAACGCGGCACTCGCGAATGCAGAGGCGTCAAGAGCCGAGAAAAACGCGGCCATCATGAAAATCGAGATCCAAATGCAGGACGCCATCAGGAAGGTTCAGATTCAAAAGAACGAGGCCATCAGGAAGGTTGAGGCGCAAAGGAACGAGAACAAGACCCAAAAGCCGAATGCAAGGAACGAAATAACAAATTTGACGAGTCAGCTTGAGGAGATGCACAAGTATAAAGAGAAAGTCTCCAAAAATCTAGTCTCAACCACGGGCAAGCTGAAGAATCTACAAAGTACCCTAAATCTCACAATGAATGCGCTGTCAAAAGCCGCCGACAACCATGAAGTGACCAAAGTGGAACTTATGAAAAAAGACCAGGATCTGCGAAACGCGCTTCGTGAGGTCAAGATGGACGATCAATCCAAGAAAAATCTGGAAATCAAGGTCAAGCAACTCGCAATCGCGGAGACCAAGGTCAAGAATTTAACGACAAAACATAATAAAGAAAAGGCTCGAGCAAACAAGCAAACGAACTTGGTCAAAACAAAGGAGCATGAACTGACCGATTCCAAGGCGATGAAGTTTAGGATGGCGTTTGCCAAGGCCAAGGGAGCCAGTGTGCCGTGGTACGACGTCCTTGGCTACGATAGGCACCATGGTCCGGTGACGACGAATACAATCGAAAAACTCTTTAAAGCGGCGAAGGCTAACGCCACGCTCTTTCAAACCAGACACGTGATGAGTGGGGGCATACCCCATAGAACGGAGTATCATTCGATTCCATTTAAAGAGGGAATCCTCGGAGCCATTGAAGCCGCGAGAAGAGAGGCACTCGCAAACCCTACACTTGCAAATAACTGGAATGCACAGCACGGAAATGGCAGGGCGGCTAATGTCGCAGATTTACAAAGCCAATTGCAAGCCAAAGCGGCCAATGCGGCACGATTACAGACACAGTTGCAAGAAGCCAGAAACGCCAGGGCTACCAATGCGGCACGATTACAAAGCCAGTTCCAAGCCACCAGGAACGCCAATGCGGCACGATTCCAGAGCCAGTTCCAAAACGCCCAGCAAATCGCAGAGGATCTCAGATACCAGGATATACAAACCTACCAGGGAAAAATCACCCAACTCCAACGCGAGGTCCAGAAAGCGGCCGAGGAAAGGCAACAGGTCCGAACTCAGATAGAGGCTGAGCTCCAACTCAGAAACTCTAGAGAGCAAACCCTGCGTCAAGCTGCCGAGCGAGAAATGAAAAAACTAAGAGACGTCATTCAACAAAAAAACGCCAAGCATGAGCAAAATATAAGAGTGGCAGCAGAGGCGTTTAACAGGCAGGTTCAATCAAACCAGGCCAGGAGAGATAAAATGAATAACGAAGCCAAGGCTAGGAGAAACAGAGAGAATAACGAAGCAAGGGAGGAGAGACAAAAAAGGCTAGAGGAGATCCAAAAGCTCAAAACAGACCTTCAGGAAAGGATAATACAAACAAAGGCCAATGCCGCCGCTGCCGCTGCCGCCGCCGCCGCTGCCGCCGCTGCCGCCGCTGCCGGTTTAGGTAAACGCAAACGACAAAGGACCAATACCACGGGTAACGAGAATACCAGCGGCCCCTCCATCTCCATAATATCAGAAGAAGCCCCGCCGGCACGACGAGTACAACCACCCCGTGCAGCAAAGAAACAACAACAAACAAAGAACGGAGGAGTAGTAAAAAAGCAAGTCCCAAAAAAAAAGTAATCTAGACTACAATGGGCCAAGCAGGCTCGACGTCGAGAAATCAAGGGCAATGCGGTGCGCCGTACCTGGTGCCGCCAAAGGAGTACGCGCTGACCAAAATCCATAAAATCCCCAAGCGTGAGAAGTTTCTCAGCATGTACGCCGGGTACACCGTCAAAATGGCGTGCGAGGATATTCAGTCGTTCAAAAAGACCGGGCGACCCGTGCACACCCTGGCCCCCTACCACAAGATCCTTTCCAAAGGGTTTCTTTCAGACGATCATCATGACCCCAGGGAGTATGTCTTTGAGAAAATATACAAGCTGACGCCGCGTGAAATCGAGAATGTAAGGCACGAAAACTTCTACACCGCCGACATGGCCATCAAGGAAATCAGGCATCAGCACGACCGGAAAGTCAACCCTTCCCTGCCGAAATTCAAGTACGAAGTGGGCCGAGGCATCCGGTTCACCAACACCAAACATAAATTCGTGTACAAAAAGGGGCGCAAGGGGTACGCTCACGGGTTTAAATTCAGCGATCACGCGACCCGTAATTACCAGGTCCCGGACCCTCACAATCCCAAAGTGATGAGGAACATCGATCTGGCACGCAAGGAAGCGTACGCCAAGGGAATGGCCAACGCCCACGCCAAATATTATAAGCATATCGTACCCTCAGCTCCTTCGGCTCCCCACCAGTTTAGAGAATTTTTAAGACGTGACTCGTTCGGAGGACATCCCGTACCCTCGGCTCCTTTGGCTCCGGACGGGCACCCGCATGTACCAACGTTGCATAATCGTCAGTCGAGCCCCTATTCCATCTCCAATTACAAGAAGCATTCCCCCGGGCACGTCGCGCTGGGTATGGCCGCCATGAAGACAGCGCACCATAAACCCTCGGACCATGCCGCCGCGCTGGGTGTGGCCGCCATGACCCAGGCATTGATGTTGGCAGCGCAAAAAAAGCATTCGCAGCACGCGGGCATGTCCCCCGACGTCGACCCGCTGTCTCTCGAGCATTTCCCCACGCAGTACGGTATCAAACTGGGAACCAAGTTGTACAACGCGCGGCAGCTGGCCCAGATGATCACTCACAACACAAAACTGGGCCGCCCTCTCCGAATCCCACACACCAGGCAACCGATGACGACGCACGATATCGAAAAGATCATGCAGATCGCCGGGCACAAGTGAAGTGTTGCCGTACATTAAAATTCGTTTTCAGAATCTTGAAATTATTTTGAAAACGATTTTGGATTAATATAAGCCATACATAATCGTCTAATATGATATCACCAAGTTGCTCCAATGTTCTTATAATAGATGGTTTGCCTCCCAGGTCCTCGGACGCTCGGAAGCTCTTCATAGTTTGGTCCGCCATGCCAATGTGGTGGGTTTTGACTACGACCCGGCATAATGTAACGAGCCGGAGGGGTAATACCTTGAGATTTGGCCAAGGCCTTGGCTCGTTTGTATCGCCTCCGGTAATGAGGAGATCCGTGTTTTAATGCACGATGACGAGCTCTCGTCCAGTCAAGTACATTTCGTTGGCCAAAATTTCGGAGTCTTTCCTTGTTCGAATTATAGTCATCAGAATTTATGTTTTGATTTTCTGCGTCTCCCATTATATTATAGATATGATTATTCCCGCCTTTCAATTCAACCCATTCCTCACCACGCTTTCCATGATGTTGGTATGGTTTATAATAACGACGATGTTGGACGACTCTGTGTGGAATACGTGATCCGACCTCTTTGCCCAAATTCTCAACTTGACGAACTGCTATTTTAGCCATCAATGTACCCTGCCTCCGTCGCTTGAGCTCGTGTTGCAGCGCATTTCCCACCTGGATCTGTTTTTGAGTCATCGCCAGGTGCGCTAGATTTTTTGAGTTCTTGAGATGCGGAGCTACCAAATTTGCAACATCCTGGAGTGCTGGCTTTCTGGAACTCATTCAAGTGATGTACATAGAGAAATAAAATCCAAAGAAGATGCATGAGGATTGTCCCGGTGGTTTGCGGAAAAGTGGGTGGATATCAAGTCCGGGAAAAGGTGGGGAACGCCAAGACGGCCCGGTATTACCCGGTGTGTCGCCCGTGAAAAACCCGTGAAAAACGCGAGGCGATAAACCTCAAACAACAGGCGGGCCCCAGAACCGTTAGGCTTCGATCGAATTGACGAATCGTTCGATGCCACGAAGGGTCCGGTCGCCGTCGTATTTGTAGAGACCACCTTCCGAGGCCCGGTATAAAATGGTCGGGAACCCGTCAACGCCCCATTCTTTGACCCGGGGATCGCTGTCGCCGTCCACCCAGTACACCCGGGGAGTCAGTTTGGGCTCCATTTTTTTGAGCTGGGGTTTGAGTTCCTGGCAATAGCCGCACCAATCGACGCCGACGACGACGAGGGTCTGGGGTCCGGGGCGCGCGGGGTTGAAATTGGACGGGAGGCTCCTGAAAGTGCTCATACCATGCGCCAGAAAATTTAAATCATTTTTGTGATGACAAAGCTCCTGATTTTATCGTTCCATAACGCATCCAGAAGGGGGTAGCTGCCGGCCGGGAAATCGAGCGCCGTTCCGCCCAGCTTGGTCTTGTTGTATACCGTGAGCTTGAGGCCCGCGGGGACGAGAATGCTGGACAAAGTATCCGAGACGCCCTTTTTCAGTTTTTGCTGGGTGCCGGGGTACCAATCAAACCGCTTGCCCTTGAAGTTCTTTCCCTGCCAAAAGCTCACCCTGTTCTTCTTGGGAGGCGGGGCGACCACGGCGGGGACCACCGCCGCAGGTTGTCCGCTTGGAGGGGAGACGATGGGGACGATGACCTCGGTCGCGGGATCGATGACCTCGTTTTCCACTGCGTCGACCGCGGTATCGATGCCATCGAGGATTGTGTCAAAAAACATTTCGGATCTTTTCCTGGAGACGATATACAAAGCGACAACAAGCGCGATCAATAACCACAACTGCATTTACTATGGTCTGAGATTTTATAACGGCGACCTACCTTAAAGAAACGAAGATTCCTTAATCAAAATCAAATGAATGTGGAAATTGCCGAGGCTCTGTGGAATGCTGCGAATAGGCACGGGCACGCCGGCCTGGAACTCGAGTTTCGGTTGGGTCACGTGCTCGCGGGAGGTCAGTTTTCGTCAAACGTGGGAAGAGACCAGTTTCTCAAACTCAAGAAAAAGCTGGACGACTCGACCGTCTTTGATACATATTGCGTCGAAACCGTCGAAAAAATAGCATCCTCCGTGAAACACGTCACCACGCTGAACATCACCGGGCAAAGCGGAGAAAACCCGCCCCCTCCCTCCTTTTGCATGACCAAGAACAAGGTCTTCCATAAAGATTTTGTTCTCGATGCGGCGTCACCCTATACCGTTCGCTGCGGCATCGCCATCGAAAAAATCATCCCTATGCACCAGATCAACAGCAAGTTCACCCGGCACAAAAAGCGGGTGCGCTACGTCTACAGATCCTGGGCGTTTGACCTCACCGAAGTGGTCTCCAACACCGACCTGGACACCGAGGAATCGTTCGAAGTGGAAATCGAGCTGATGGATTCCGGGCTCCTGTTCGAACGCACCATGGACTCGGTCGCGGAGTGGGGGCTCAAATTGGTGACCGACTGCATTCGCATGCTGGAATTAAATTCTTGAGCCATTCAAATGGACGATCTCGGGCGTCAGTACGGACGACTCTACCTCTCCGGGCGCTCCGACAGAATCAATCAATTGGCGCACATCTCGTTGTTGGACGGGAAGAACAACGCCTACCTGGGGCTGTACGCGGGCGCCAGCAGACCCCTGGCGGGAGGGAACAACACCTTTGTGGGGTCCTACAGCGGGGCCAACGCGTCCTCGGAAGCCGGGGTGTTTGTGGGTCTGGGGAGCGGGCGACGGGCGACACGCATCAAAGAAACCTGTTTTTTGGGGTATAAATCCGGGGAACTCGCGGAACGCGTCGAATCGTCCGTGTGCATAGGGGCATTCAGCGGGAGAAAAATGACGCGTGCCAATTGTAATACTCTGCTCGGCTACCAAGCGGGCGCGAACCTGATCTCCGGGTCCAGAAACGTCATCATAGGGACCTACGCCGCGGCCAACCAATTCAACGCCCACGATAACGTGTGCATCGGCTACAGAAGCGGGTACAAAAACACCATCGGCGCCAACAATTGCTACATCGGCACCAACAGCGGGTTTGCGGCCTACAACGGCGTCGAAAACACGTGCATCGGGGTGGGCAGCGGGGAAGAGCTCTACTCCGGGACCAAAAACGTTCTGTGCGGCTTTGCGGCGGGCTCGAGAATCGCCGCGGCCAGTAACTGCATCGCCATCGGGACCAGGGCCATGCAATTTTTCAGCGAAGGCGATACCAACACCTGCCTCGGCACCCAGACCGGGCGCTACTTCAGCGGCAACAACAACACTATTCTGGGGGGGTACAGCGTGGGCAACGGCATCGGCAACTTCAATTCGGTCATCGGGTCGCGCAGCATGAACCGCCGCAACGGAGGAAGGGTGGACATCAACAGGTGCGTGGTCGTCGGGGAAAACGTGGTCTTCGACGTGCCCGTCCAACAAAAAACCCTGACCTACGCGGACGCTACGGTATCTTCGCTTTTGACCCCGGACCCCAACGCCAATGTGGTGAGCCTCGGGGCCGTGCTGTACGCCGTGGACACCGATCCGGTCGGGGACGTCCTCCTCCCCAACGAACGCATGACCAAGCTCACCGGGGTGCTGGCCACCACCGGGTCCGGGACCTATGACATTTCCTGGAGCAACGAAATCGACCAGGTGACGAGTTATAGTCTTTTGTACACTCCGTATAAAGTCACGGTGACCACGACCGGGAACATCGCGTTATACGTCGACGGCTCCGTTGTGAACTCAGAAACTTTTACGCCCACGGATCTTCTCGATTTCGAAATTCACCAGACCTCCGATCCCGCGGCGCTGAGCGTCAGCTACCGGACGGCGGTGGCGGGAACCTACGACTCCTTCTCGGCGCCGGGTGATATCGTGCTTCCCGGAACGTTTACCGCATCCGCGCCAGACGTGCTGGTGTCCCTCAATATCGCGACCGTCGAAGTCACCGATGCACACGGCGTGCCGGTGGGAGGCCAGATCTACATATCCGGATCCGTCACCGAGGCGTTCAACGGGCAGTGGACCATCGCCGGGGTGCCGACCCCCGAGAGCTTTACCATAGACATCACCTCCGAGGGCTTATCCGACGGATCCTACCCGGCGGGAACCGAGATGAAGGTGTACCTCACCAGACCGCGTCCTTCGAGCAACGTGTCGGTATTCGAACCTCCCCTGTCGTACACCCAGTTCACGGCGACGGGCAACGCGATGACGGTGACGGGTATGGCGGTCACGTTCAACCAACGCGTCGATTCGGAGTTTGTGACCAATTCCATCCTTGGGCCATCGTCGACGGACGGGCATACCTACCAGGGGCCCGCGGGAAGCGCCAACGCCATGAACGCGAATATCCAGTACAAACAGCTGGAATTTGCAAACGGGGGGTACTCGGCCGCGCGGTACACCATCGGAAGTCGCAATACCCTTCTGCAGACCAGCGGCACGTTCAAATTATACCCCTCGGCCAATATCGATTTCGGGGTGGAATGGCTCACCAGCTGCAAACTGAGCTGCAAGGTGCACTCAAACGTCTTTGATATCCAGGCCATCACTCTGGGCAATACCTCTTCGACTCTCGCTGAAATATCCGATGTCCAGGTGTCGACGGTCAACGGAAACATCGTGGGAAACACCATCCCCCTGGAACTCGACGCGATTTTGGCAACAGACGAGCAGTGGGTCACGGTGTCTTTGGACGAAAGCATCGCGTCAGATACCTCCCAGCTGCAATTCACCATCAGGGCCATGGGCGGGGTCGAGGGCTGGCTGCAGAACCAAATTCTCCCGACGGTGACAGAGTACGTGACCGTTTCGCTGAAGGATACGATATCGCCCGATCCAAACGGCGCGTCCATCCAATTTTATGCAAACGCGTACACCATTTTGCGAGACATCTCGGTCTACAACGAACGGTACCGCGATACGCCCGTGTTTGCAAACGTCATCTACCTGGGCAGCGACCACGCGATCGACGAAGAAATCGATAGGGAAAGCGTGTGGATCACGTCCCTGGGAGCCAGCCGCGTTCTCCGTGCCAACATCAGCGAATTCAGAATTTTCCCGACCGTGACACACGCCAACGCGGTATCCTGCAACGGCGTTGTGGTGACGGAAACCGGTCCTCAATTCAGCATGACGGTGCACGGCAGTTATACGATCGATCAAGTCCCGGAACTCATCGGGGGCAACGCGCTGCACGTCATGGGAAAGGCCGTCTTCGAAGAGAGCGTCGAAATTTCTAATGTTCTCACCGCCAATGTTGATGGATTCACGATTTCATCGGCGAACGTCACCGTCACCGGGGCCGCGGTCTTCCAGGACGCGGTCGAACTCAATGGGGCCGTCACGGGAGGAAACGTCATCCCCATCAGCATGATCGATGGCCTGCAAGCGGTGCTGGATGATTTCCAAGCCCGCATAGAAGCCCTGGAAGCCGCCTGAACCCGGTGAAAATTTTCCGGGTATACAACAGTTATGTCTTTTGACGACCGCCTCGTCATAGTTTCCACGAATCTGGGGATAGGAAACGTCAATGTGGCGCCGGTGCATACCATCGTCTCGGACGTCGATGGATCGATGAACATCTCGGCCGATTCGGGGGATCCTTTCTTGCTATCGCTTTCGGGAGATTTCCAGGTCGCCAACGCGCTCAACGTAGCAGACGGGGTGCTTGAAGTCGACGATACGACCGGAAACGTCAACGTCATGGGAAACGTCATCGTGGGAGAAGACTTCCACGTAGGAATCCAGGGGACCTTTGGGGTTAACGACGTGCTGTCGGTCTCCGATACGGTGGCCGTCAACTCGAATTTCTATGTCATAGGGCCCGATGTCAACGTCCTCGAGGTCGACGCGGCCGCGGGCGAGGTCCTCTTCAATGCCAACGTCACGATTTCCGGAAATCTTCTCGGTGCCAACGCGACCTTGAGTTCAAACCTTCGAGTTCCCTTGGTGTTGAGTAATCTCCAGGGTCAAACAGCCATCGTGAATACAGTGTTTGGAAATGTAGTAGGACAAACGGCCACCCTGACCTCCAACCTTCGTGTTCCGATTCTTTACGGGAATCTACAAGGGCAGACGGCCACACTTACTACAGTGTTTGGAAATGTCGTGGGGCAGAGCGTGACCGTGGATTCCCTGACCGCACCCACGATTTCAGGCAATCTCTTGGCTGCCAACGCGACACTGACATCCAACATTCGAGTTCCGGTGGTCTTTGGTAATTTGATAGGCCAGACAGCAACAGTCACTACGGTGTTTGGGAATGTCGTGGGTGCCAATGCCACCCTCAGTTCAAACCTGGTCACTCCCCTGATGATGGGAAATCTCGCAGGCCAGACCGCCACCCTAACAACTCTCTCTGGAAATGTCGTGGGTGCGAATGCGTCATTGACTTCCAACCTGGTAACTCCCCTGGTGTTTGCAAACCTCCAGGGTCAAACAGCGACCCTCACGACCCTCTCCGGTAATTTATTAGGAGCCAACGCAACGCTGAGTTCCAACCTGGTAACTCCGGTGGTGTTTGGAAACCTCCAGGGTCAGACGGCCACCCTCACGACTGTCTTTGGGAATGTCGTGGGCGCCAATGCGACCCTGACTTCCAACCTGGTCACTCCCCTGGTCTTTGGGAATGTAGCAGGACAAACAGCAACCCTCACGACCCTCTCTGGTAATCTCTTGGCTGCCAATGCGACTTTGACCTCCAACCTGGTCGTTCCGGTGGTCTTTGCAAACCTCCAGGGTCAAACAGCGACCCTCACGACCCTCTCCGGCAATGTAGTGGGTGCGAATGCGACACTTAGTTCCAACCTGGTCACCCCCCTGGTCTTTGCAAACCTCCAGGGACAAACCGCCACTGTGACAACTCTTTCTGGCAATCTCTTGGGAGCCAATGCCACCTTGACCTCCAACATTCGCGTTCCGATTGTTTACGGAAACCTGGCGGGACAAAGCGTCACGGTGGATTCGCTGACCGCGCCGCTCGGGAATTTCGCGAGCATCGAAGGCAACCTGGACGGCAGCTACCTCACCGGCAACATCGAGGCTGATTTTTTGGTGGATATCAGGGACTTTGTTCCAGAATACGACGACGTCTACTCTCTCGGGAACGCGACCAATCGGTGGACCACAATCTACGCCAATGCCCTGGTGGTCGATACCTTCTCGGCATCCATCAACCTCGCAAATGTCTACGGCACCCTAGCGGTCGCAAACGGAGGGACCGGGGTCACCACCAGCACCGGTTCCGGTAATCTGGTACTCAACGTCGCCCCTACCTTCCAGGGAACTGTCACGGCGACTGGTAACGTGAATGCAGCCAACATCTCCGGCAACGGTGCGGGCTTGACATCCATCAATCTCGCGAATATCTACGGAACGCTGGCTGTCGCAAACGGAGGCACCGGGGTCACCACCAGCACAGGCTCCGGGAACCTAGTGCTCAACGTCTCGCCGACGTTCCAGGGAACCGTGACGGCAACGGGTAATATCAACGCCGCCAACGTATCCGCTAACGGTGCGGGCTTGTCATCCATCAACCTCTCCAACACCTACGGAACCCTGGATAATGCAAGACTCCCGGCATCTATCAGCGTTTCTAATATTTCGGCAAACGGCGCGGGCTTGACATCCATCAACCTCGCAAATATATACGGCACCCTAGCGGTTGCAAACGGAGGCACTGGGGTCACCACCAGCACAGGCTCTGGGAATTTAGTCTTGAACGTCGCACCAACCTTCCAGGGAACCGTGACGGCAACGGGTAATATCAACGCCGCCAACGTCAGCGGCAACGGTGCGGGATTATCCGGGTTGAACGTAGGCAATGTCACGGCTGGAACGCTGGCAGTGGCACGAGGAGGCACCGGGGTCACCACCAGCACAGGCTCCGGAAATGTGGTACTCAACGTCGCGCCGACCTTTCAAGGGACTGTCACGGCGACTGGTAACGTGAATGCAGCCAACGTCAGCGGCAATGGCGCCGGCTTGACGTCGATCAATCTCGCAAATATCTACGGAACACTGGATAACGCAAGACTCCCGGCGTCCATCAGCGTGTCCAATGTCTCCGGCAAC